CTGCCGATCCCGTGCTGCCGCAGCCCCCACGCGAGATCGTGCCAGTGGCCTGTCGGCCATTCCCGCGACTGGTAGCAGGTCTGCGGCCACAGGGCGACGGCCTTGGCGTGTCCAAACGACCGCATCTCCGCACAGACTCGGCGTGCCCACTGGGTGGCCTCCTCGCTGATCGTGGCGGTCGGCAGCCGCAGGGTCTCGGGTGTCAGGTCGGCCAGGTCGATCCCCAGAGCCCGGGCCCGAGAGAGCACCCGGGGGACCGCGCCGCGTTCCAGCTCGACCTCGTGGGTGTGGTAGGCCAGGAACGTGTCGGCACAGTCGTTCGGTTCGTGGTCGACCACCTCCTGGCCGAGCATCCGCAGGAAGTCGGCCATCTCGCCCGTCGCCCGGTGGACCAGCTCGACGGGCCTGCCCCGGGAATTCTCGGCGATCACAGCCGTGATACAGGCGTCGCCAAACCCGTGCAGGTCGGCATTCAGGACAACGGTTCGAGACATTCCGCAGGTTCCTCCCGGCGATCACACACAATGCAGGCCCGAATGTTCGGGTGCCTTTTTCCGACTGTACACAGTCCGTACACCGAGCACGACCAGAGCGGGGCCTCCTGGCCGCGCATGCCGCAGTAGCTGCATTCGATGGTGCCTCGGGATTCCCGGCGGTGGATGCAGTCGACAGGGGGGTCGTCGATCATTCGCCGCGAGTTCCCGCCAGGGCCATCAGTGACCCATCCGCCCGGATGGTGTTGACCACACTCAGGTCTCCATCTTCGAAGCAGATCCGTTCCGAAAACACCTGGGTTCCGCTGGAGTTGTACTTCTCGCGAGTCGATTCTGCCGATCCGTCTAGGAACGCCAAATATGCATAGGTTCCATCTGACCACAGATCCCGAAACTGAAAGGCACCAACTGCAGTAGATCCGATTGTGACTGTCCACGAAATCGCCCCAGACGAGTCAATCAGAGACAGTTGCACGTCACCCGTCGTGCTGACCTCATAGGCTGCATAGATCCCACCTGAAGGCCCAGCGACGAGATTTCGGATTGTTGCACCGCCGCCCGCGCCAAGCGCCACGGACCACTGCTGGGAGAATGACGTGTCGTATTTCACGACCACCGATCCCAGATTGACGATCACATTGTCCGACGAGTCGACACACAGGGCTGTTGGCGTATTGGTAACAGACAGCGAATTGACAAGCGTCCCCGACGCGTCAATTCGCTGGATTGAGCCAGTCAACCCTGACTGAACATAGAGCACAAGATAGCCATTCGAATCGCACGCGACGCACGCCTTGCGCATTGACGATGATCCAAGCGTCTTGGTTGTCAGAAGTGTTCCGGACAGGTCGAACGCCTTCCAGACCACGGACGACGACACATTTCCAATCCATACAACCCCTGACCCGTTCCACGCCGCGATGGTGTCAGTGCAAGAGTAGCCTGAGACGGAAAACACGGTGGTCATGTACCCGCTGGAGTCGAACAGAGCACCGGCTATGCCCGACACGTCGGTGAGCGCGACACAAGACTGCATCGAGGGGGCCGGGCCTTGGGCATGCCGTGCAAATCGGGCCCCGGTCGAGGAACCGATTCCCGGGTCATACGACCAGAGGGCATCGCATCCGGTGACTTCACGCATCATTTTGAGGACCTGAAAGCAACAGCACATGCAGACCTCACGAACAAGAAAATTCCATTGCCACGATTTCGCCACCGGCAATCTGGTGAACAATCACAATTCCACCCGACGGGATGTTCTTGTGCCCGTTGTAAGCCGAGATGGATGCTGTTCCGATTGTGCTTCCGGCGATAGTTCGTGGCGTGACCGTGCGGCTTGTGCCCTTGCTCCAGATCCCAGTTCCAGCGCCCGCGAGGAACGGATAGGTCAGCGAGCTTCCCGACGATCCCGAGCCCGTGCCAGAGCCGCTGGCGGACCCGCTACCGCTGCCTGAGCCGGATCCCGACCCGGAACCCGAGCCAGAGCCGGGGAACGCCAGATCGCTCTTGTACTGGGCCAGGGGGACAGCACCGCGGCCCGGCAGGTAGATGAACCCGCTCCCCGAGGTGATCGCCGTCCCCGGCCCGATCCGCTGGTCAGGCACCCCGGTCGAGGGGTTGCAGTTCCGGGTGGTCGGCGTGACCACCGAGACCGTCCAGTCGTACAGCTTGACCTCGCACTCGACCTGAATCCGGTCCCCGCGACCTTGGGCGCTCCCCGGCTGATGTCGCAGGGACTTCACCCGACCGAGCACGTTGTTGACAACGGTCCCGCCGGGATGCACGACGTTGATCGTGACCGTGTCGCCCGGTTGCAGGTGGACGGCGTTCAGGAAGGTGTCGAACTGGATGGTTTGATTGGTCTGCAGATCGAACCGCAACCAGAATTCCAGCAGTCCGGCGACGTCGACGGGGTCTTGGTGGGCCCACAGGCTGACCGACCGGTCCCGCCAACCGAACTCGGTGATCGCATCGTCGCACCGCCTGACCAACTTCGACTCGGGCGCCACAAGCGACGTGCGGAACTTCCCGGTGAGCTGGGTGGGGGTGTTCGTGAGGGACTGCTCCCGCACCCGCAACGTCTTGGCCGCGTACCGCGAGACGTCGAAGGTGTACTGCGAGTCGCCCGAACTGAGGGTGTGGGCCAGCTTTTTGATCCGAGCCTGCCCGCCGTCCCAGAACATGACAGCCCCGGCCTGATAGGCCAGGTCCCCGCAGAGATCCGTGAGCCGCTGCTGGCTGGTGATCGCCAGCTCAAAGGTCTGGGTGATCGCCGAGGCCGCCGCCGTGAAGCTCGTGGAATCGATCTCACCCGCCGGCACATTTCCCAGAAAGGCGTTCCCCAGCAGGTTCTTGATGACGTCCGCGGGGTCCTCCAGGACGGTCCCGGTGGTCGGGTTGTTGTTGGACGTGATCCCCTTGAGTGTGACCAGCAACCGTGTGGCATCCACCCCCGCATCGATCGGCGGGGAACTCATCGTGATGGTTGTGATGCCCGGATCGGTCGAGAGTCGCCCGAGGGAGGCGTTGTACGCACGATCGTCGAGGTTAACCGAGTAGTAGCTCGACCCGAGCTGCGCGTACCCTTCCGCTGTGCCGCCCCCGGGAACCTGAATCTTGGTCTTGCACTCGACCAGGTCGACCGACTTCGAGGGGAGGAAATTCACCGCCCACTTCCAGGTGTCGACCTCCCAAACCGGGGTGCCAGCCTGCCAGTGCGGGATCTGGCCCGCGTATCGACCCATGCGGTACGGGGTGCCAACGTTGGCCCCGGTCCCCTCCTGCCACAGGACGGCGATGTCGTCGCCTGATACCTTCCAAAAGCTCGTGCAGTAGATGTACCACTTCGAGCCCACATACAGGGCCAGGGGGTATCCGCAGCGCGACGCATCCGGGGCGGTGAAGTCCGCCTTCGGCACCATCAGGTACAGCAGCCCGTCGGTTCCGTAGAGCGTCGAAATCGTGCCGGACGCCTGCCAATCATCGCGGGTTGAGACGTTGAACTTGTTCGGGACCGTGCTGTCCCAAGTGCCGGTGATGCGGACGTAGTTCCCCGGGTAGCCGATGAGCAGCGTTCGCGTCCCGGTCGTGGTGTGCCGGTCATCCGAAGCGGTGTTGGTGATGTAGAGCGAGTCGTCGAACGGGCCGAACGTCGAGATCAGTTGAGACTGCCCCGGCCGCTCGATGATGCACGACGGGACCCGCCGCACAGGATTCCCGTAGACGATGGGGATGATCTCCCCCTCACACTCGTCGCAGATGACGTCCGGGAAGACATCGCGGTCGATCAGCCGTCCGATCTGCCGGTTGTAGAGCGACTCCAGCCCCTTCAGAGTGAGACGCCACTGGGCCGACGTCTCGTCCCACTCGCTGGGGGCGTCGATGATCCCGCCGAAGATGCCAACCCTGTCCGTGGGCCAGGTGGTGCCGTTGAACCACAACCAGATTGAGCACTTCTTGTTGATCGGCCCGGGTTTGGTCTCGATCAGCGGTTTGAGGGTGAGGTCGGCATCGGTCAGGGTGACGTTGACCTGCCCATGTCCACCTGCGCGGCCCGGGTCGGCCCCGATCTGGATGGAGCCCCAGTCCATCACCCGCCCTTCGGTGGTGATCGCCGAGCCCCCGGTGCCTATCGTCAAAGGCTCCCCGGTGTAGTACTTGGTCCCAGTGGTGCCCCCCCAGTCGATCTGCAGCACGTAGACCGGGAAGGCCCCGGTGGTCCGGTTCTTCTCGGTCGTGGCCGCCGTGGTCAGTGTCCGTGCCATTACAGCCGTCTCCCCTGTCGGGCCAGCTCGTCGGAGAGCATCGTGGCGATCTGCCGCATGTCACTGTTGCTGACCCGGTTAATGTTCGGCAGGTTGATGTTGATGTTCGCACCGCGGGTGGCCGACATGTTCTGAAGTCCGGGGTCCCCGATGATCTGATCTCCCGAGACTCCGGTGAACATCGGCGGGGGCGGTGGGGCATCGAGGATCGACTGGATTTCCGCGATGCGGCCCTCGTAGCGTGCCCGCCGCTGCGGGTCCAAGCCGAGATCGTAGGGGCTGCTCGACGGTCTGAAGTACTGCAGCAACATCTGCATTTCGTTGAACAGCATGTCCCGCTGGGCCTGCTGC